TGTCTACGCAGACGGGATTATCGATCTTGTAAACACGGGTGGTTCTGGTAAGGGTGTCAAACTAACCTACGGTTCTTCTGGATCAGCCTCGGTTACGCTTAAGGCTGCATCGTCAGGAACGACGACACTGATCTTCCCGTCTAGCGCAGGCTCTAACGGTCAATACTTATCTACTGATGGTTCTGGAAACCTTTCTTGGGCGACTGTTTCTGCAACCCCAGGCGGCTCTAATACCCAGATTCAATTTAACAACTCTAGTTCGTTTGGTGGTTCTGCGAATCTGACCTGGGACGGAACAAACGTGCAGGTCGGTGCTACGGGCGCGATACGATTTGCAGACACCGACTCAAGCAACTATGTTGCTTTTAAGGCTGCCGGAACCATCAGTTCTAACGTAACTTGGACACTGCCAAGCACAGATGGAACGAATGGTCAGTTCTTAAAGACTAATGGTTCTGGAACGCTTTCGTGGGCATCTGCTGCAAGCAGTGGTATTAGCCCTGTCACTGCCTCTATGATTTGGGGATAACAAATGGCCGCACCAAATTTACTCTCACCGACAACCATAAACGGCAAGACCGTAACGGTTGACCTGTCATCAACATCTGCAACGTCTATTCTTAGTAACGCTGCAAGTTCAGGCAAGGTCTTAAAAGTCAACTCGCTTTATGTTGCTAACGTAGACGGAACTAGCAACGCAGAGATTACGATTAACTTTTACTCTGCTGCTGCGCTAGGTGGTACGGCTACACAGATAGCGTCTACAGTAGTTGTTCCTGCTGACTCCACGTTGGTCATCATAGACAAAGATGCTTATATCTACCTGGAAGAAGATAAGTCGTTGGGTGCTACAGCAGGAACGTCCGGTGATCTTAAGGTTGTTTGTTCTTACGAAGATATTAGCTAGGAGTCGCCATGCCTAGAGGTAACGGCGGGGTCATAGGCCCAGCAAATATTCCGACAACAACATCCGCTAAGGGTGTCTGGTCACTGATGGAGCAGTTCCTTGCTCAAAGGCAAGGTATATGGCCTTCCCCAACTCCAGCTGGCTACACCATCGTCCAAACCTTTACCGCTACGTCTACTTGGACTTGCCCTACTGGTGTTACCAGTGTTGATTATTTGGTTGTTGCGGGTGGTGGCGCGGGTGGGTCAAATATTGCTCCAGCTGCTGGCTTTGGTACTGGGGGTGGTGGAGCGGGTGGTTTTAGAACTGGCACTGGATTATCTGTCACTGCTGGAACCGATTACACAATTACTGTTGGTGGTGGTGGCGCAGTTGCATCAAGCGCAAACGGTGGGAATGGTAGTGATTCTGTGTTTAGCACAATTACGTCTACTGGTGGTGGAGGGGGTGGGTCTAGCAGTCCGTCAGCAGCAGGAAATGGCTCAAATGGAGGTTCTGGTGGTGGTGGCGGCACACGCTATAGCGGGGCTGGAGGCAGCGGAGGTGCAGGTAACACACCATCGGCAACTTCTGATGGCGGTAATGGAGCGCCAGCAAATCCACAACAAGGTAGAAGTGGAGGTGCTGGCAGTACGGTTACAGGAAGTACAGACTCTCAGCTAAATGGCGGCGGTGGTGGCGGTTCAAATGCCTCAACAGGAGCTGGAACTGCTGGAACAACAACAGTTGCAGGCAACGGAGGGGATGGGACTGCATCCTCCATTACAGGTTCTTCTGTAACTTATGCTGGTGGTGGTGGTGGCGCTACTGCTATTTCAACCATTGGGAGTGGTGGCTCTGGAGGTGGTGGTTCTGGCGCAAAAGGAAGTCCGGCGGTAAGTGCAAACCCAGGAACGGCTTATACCGGAGGTGGGGGTGGTGGTGGAACAGCTAATAACGGAAGTAACGCAGGCGCAGGCGGCTCCGGCATTGTTATCCTGAAGTACACCGTACCAAGCCAAACTGTATTTACGTTCAAAGGCACTACCACTTGGAAATGCCCGACAGGTGTTACAAGTGTTGATTATCTTGTAGTTGCTGGTGGCGGCGGGGGCAGCTCCTATGGTGCTGGTGGTGCTGGTGGTTTTAGGACAGGGACGGCTTTGACTGTTAGTGCAGGTACGGAATACACCATTAATGTTGGTGGCGCAGGATCAGGGGCAACACACCCAAGCAACGGAACTAAAGGCGGTGATTCTTACATACAAGGAACTGGTATTACAGCAAGCCCATCCGCTCCAGGTAATCCCTACGCAAATGCAATTACGTCATTTGGTGGTGGCAATGGTTCAGGTAGCACTGGAGCTGGAAGTGGTGGTTCTGGCGGCGGTGGCGGATCAGCAGCGGCTCCAACAATAGGCACGGGTGGATCTGGTAACACTCCGTCAACAACACCAAGTCAAGGCAATAATGGCGGTAATGCGTCACCAAATGCGCCTAATTACGGAGGCGGCGGAGGCGGTGGTGCTGGAGGCGCAGGTGCGGCAGGAACATCAACTACTGGAGGCGCAGGTGGTCTAGCGTCAACGTCTTCTATTTCTGGCTCATCTGTAAGTTATTCAGGAGGTGGAGGGGGCGGAACATACAATGGTGGAACCGCTGGTCTTGGCGGTGGTACTGCAACCACAGCAGATAAAGGTGGTGGTGGAAATGGAGCCGCCTCTCCAACAACAACTGGCACTGCTGGTACTGCAAATACCGGCGGCGGAGGCGGAGGAGGCGCATGGGTTGCTCCAAGTGATAGAGCTGGAGGCAACGGCGGCTCCGGTATCGTAATCATCAAAATCAATCAATAACATGACTACAAAAGTTTACAAATTTCTAGGCATTGACACAGCCATGCACTTGCTTCGTCCAGGTGCTAAATGGGAAATATCAAACAACGTTTTTACTCGGTGGGATGATCCACGACCATGCCCAAGCATTGAGGAAGTGTATTGGGTCATTGACAAGATTAGAGAGTTTGAGGACAGCATCCCAACGATCTACACCGACGAGCAACTGAAAGAGATGGGTATAGCCCGTGAGGAATTTGAACGTGCAGTTGCATAATCTATTTCCAACCCCTGTAGGCTTTGCAGAGCTTGGTAGACCTTTGTCTGATGAGGAGTTGTTCTTCATCCGTGAGCTTCAGACAAGACCCAACATGGGTAACACCACAAGCACGAACAACTTTGTACTGCGTGACCCTGCGTTAACCTCACTTCGTTCGTTCATTGAAGATGCTGTCTCGGATTACTTTAAAAGCACAGTCAATCCTAAGCACAATGTAAACCTACGAGTCACGCAAAGCTGGTGCAATTACAGCGAACCTGGGCAGTATCACCACAAACATGCTCACCCCAACAGTTACATCTCAGGCGTGTTTTATGTGCAGACAAACCCTGATGACAAGATTTACTTCTACCGTGATGGTTGGCAACAGATCAAGTTTCCTCCGTCAGAGTGGAACGCTTATAACTCTGAAAGCTGGTGGTTTGAAGCCACAGCAGGAAAGCTGATTCTGTTTCCTTCGTCACTGACGCATATGGTTCCTGAAGTAAAAGGCGATGACGTAAGAATCTCACTATCGTTTAATACCTTCCCTGTCGGTGTTGTCGGGGAAGAAATGGACTTAACTGGATTAAAGCTGGAGGCGTAGATGAGTCATTTCGCTCGCATAGACGAAAACGGATTGGTGCTGCAAGTTGTTGTGGTTGACAACAAAGATACGGCTGATGCTTTCGGCGTTGAGAAAGAGCATATCGGCGCAGCGCACCTAGAAAAGATTCTTGGTGGAACTTGGAAGCAGACTTCCTACAACAGCAACATCAGGAAAAATTACGCAGGGATAGGTTATACCTACCGAGCGGACATTGACGCGTTTGTTCCACCCAAGCCTTTTGCCAGTTGGATTCTCAACGCAGACGCGCAGTGGGAGGCTCCCATAGCAATGCCAACTGACGGTAAAATGTACTCATGGGACGAAGATACTGTAAGTTGGATTGAGAGATGACACCCGAACAGAAGTCAGACGTACTGGTAGAAGTTGCAAAAGCCACTCCTCCTGTAGCAATCACAACAGCCGTGACTGTTGGCGGTCTGACTCTGAATGAATGGGTGGCAGTTGCTACCTTGCTCTACATTGTGTTACAGTCCGGCTGGCTTGTCTGGAAATGGTTCCATGCCATAAAAGATAAGAAAAATGAAGCACAATCTTCCAGTAGTTAAAGTAGTTTGGGAAGATGCCTGCCACGACACTTTGGGTTGGGGTGATAGCCCAGAGAAAGCCAAGGACTTTCAGGTTCCGCTTGTTGTCTCTATAGGATTCTTATTAGCAGAGACCAAGCAGGGCGTGAAAATTTGTCAGTCATTGACTGACGACGCAATCGCTCAGTCTTTGGTGATTCCGCGCAAGATGATCCAGAGCATAGAGCGCGGAGCTTGGCGTGAGAAAAAAGTCAGAAGATGAAGAGTTCATCAGAGTCTGGAAAGAACTAGGTAGCCCAACGAAGATTTCAGACCGTATCGGTCTTACTCTTCGCAATGTTTACGAGCGACGAAGGGCAATCGAGAAGAAATACAACATCCTTCTCCCCACAAAAGACGCTCGTTTTACCTTACCCGAAAATCGTAGGCGAGCGACGCTAGAAACTGAAGGCTATGTGATCGTATTTTCTGACGCTCACTTCATGCCTGGAGAACCCTCTGCGGGGTTCAATGCTCTCCTAAAACTCATCAAGATCCTAAAGCCAAAAGCGATTATCGCAAACGGAGATATTCTCGATGGCGGAACTATCTCCAAGTATGGCCCTATGGACTGGGAGCCAGTCACGAGTTTACGAGACGAACTCGAAGCGGTTCAGTGGCATATGGATCAGATCGTCAAGGCTTGCAAAGGTCTAGGTACTTTCTTGCATCGAACCACAGGCAACCACGACATACGGTTTGACAAAAAATTAGCTGGCTCTGTTCCTGAGTTCAAAGGCATCCAAGGAACGACGCTCAAGGATCATCTACCTGAGTGGTCTGTCAGTTGGTCAGTCATGGTCAATGACATCTGCATGATTAAGCATAGGCTCCAACACTCAGGTATCCACTCTGGCTACAACAACACCTTAAAAGCAGGCATCTCTACGGTCTCAGGGCATACCCATCTTTTGGAAGTCAAAGGATGGGGCGACTATCGAGGACGTAGGTACGGTGTATCTACAGGGATGTTAGCCAATCCTGATGGCAATCAGTTCACTTACATCGAGGACAATCCCGTTCCCTGGTGCTCAGGCTTTGCTGTCTTATGTTTCAGAGATGGTCTACTCTTGCCTCCAGAGCTCGTCGAGGTTATCGAGGGAACAGCGTATTTCCGAGGAGCGGCAGTTGGCTAACTTTGAACAAGCGTTTGACAAGATGATGGAGGACGAGGGAGGTTACGTTCTTCACGAAGTCCAGGGAGACCGAGGAGGCCAGACCTATGCTGGTATTGCTCGCAAGATGCACCCTAAATGGGAGGGCTGGCAGCATATCGACTGCCAGGAAACACCTCCGACACAGCTAGTCCGAGACTTCTATAAAGATAACTTTTGGGACAAGATCAAAGGCGATGATTTAACGCATGACGTTATAGCCTCGTCTATCTTTAACTTTGCTGTCAATGCTGGCGTTCCCGTATCCATCAAACTTGCCCAGATATGCGTTAAAACGGCTCCAGACGGCGTTATTGGCCCTAAGACCATATCAGCACTCAACCAAGCCAATCCTGAGCTATTTGTGGCCTATTACGCGCTGGCAAAGATTGCTCGTTATCGGGATATTGTTTTGCGTGATCGCAGCCAACTTAAGTTTCTTCTTGGTTGGGTTTCTAGGACGCTCAAGCTATGAACCTGCTCGGAATCTCTTCCATCGTTGATAGCGTCGGTAAGGTTATCGGAGACCTGCACACATCCGACAAAGAACGCATGGAGCTTGAGCTTGAGGCCAAGCGTATCGACCAGGCAATTGATCTCGGTCAAATGGAAGTCAACAAGGTCGAGGCGGCTAACCAGAACATGTTTGTTTCCGGTTGGCGACCGGCTATCGGTTGGGTTGGTGCGGGTGCGATGTTCTACCAATTCCTTGCTTATCCGTTACTTGTCTGGGCATGGACTTGGATGCAAGCAGAACAGATTGTCCCGCGGGAGGTAAAACCTCCTCCCATG